AAACCGTCTCGTCCAAGGTGCGCTCCCAGGCAAGGCTCCCGAACTTTTGAAACAGTTCGTGGCTAGACATTCCTCTTGGATTGACCAGGAATGTCGAGGAAGAAATCTCTTCGTATCCCAAAGCCTAGGTGGCATGGGTGTCGAAAGGCCATTGGGCTTCTCGACCAAATTCACTTGGCAACAGAAAGCTGTTGCTAGGAAACTCGTTGAATCAAATCCACATGGGTGGTTAGGTTCCGGTCCCTTACCAGGACAGACTCTTATTGAAGAGCTCGAGTTACCAAATCCCTGGGAAGAATTTGATACGGAGAAGGAGGAGAGACAGCGTCTCAAGTCCCGAGCGACCACCTCGCTTTTGAAAGACAACGTCATGGAGATGCCGTTTCGTCTCTGCAAGAAGCGGGCTTGTGAGGCCCCTTCAACTTCTTTACGGGGTAAGCGTAAGCTCTCCCCTAGTGGCCAGTATCGTAGAGATATCTTGCAAGAAGTTTTGGCAGAGATCCTGGCTGATGATCAGCCAGTCTTTCAAACAGACAACCCTTGGGTTTCTGTTGGGAAATCATTGGATTCAATGATCTTCTTCGGACAGTCCGTTGAAGATATGCTGGCAAATGGTCCAGACGTTGAATGGGAACGGTGTATCGACACCTTCATCCAATGAATCTTGAGTGGTCCGGGAGGACCTAAAACATCCCCGTGTGATCCGCCGGCCAGCGGGATCAGTCAGGTTGCTATACCAAAATGTCCAAAACGACGAACCATAGGTCGTACTAAGGATTGATATCAGCGATGTGTTGCCTGGGATGTACCCACACGAAGATAAGCCCTTACGGGTCTCTATACTAAGTGTTGTGGAGAACTCGCAGCTAAGTTCCTATCAATCCGGAATGTCTACAGACTGCACGGACAGCGTGGCACAACGAGGTTTCGACCAACCGAGTGTAAAGTTCCACACGTGGATAACGACGCACAGTCGCCGCTCTGCGCGGGGCCTGACATATGCAGAATCCAAAACAAAACCAACGTGGCGCTTCACGAAAGAAAGCATCCAACAAACCGGCTAAGAAGCCGTCCGCTCCCAAGACTAAGTCTGTAGGGGCGGCCGAGTTTCGCGACAACGCGAAAACGATCGGAATGAAAGACCTCAAGTGTCATCGTATCTCCTGGATTGCAGGTTACACCTACGTGGGTAACGGCACTCTTGGGGCTGCAGACGGAGTCTACTTCGCACCCAATGGAGTTGCGAACGTCGTGGCCGCAGGGACTGGTGCCAGTCAAGTCCCTGTTCTTGGCTCAGACGGGACTATAGGTCAGACCTACGTCAGTGACGTCGAGAAGCATTACTCGCGAAAGCGGGTTCTCCGATGTCGACTCCGCCTTGAGAGCTTGAGTCCTGCGACTTCAAACAGCATGGTTGTTGTAGTCGCCCCTGTGAGAGGTAGTGCCGCGAGTGGCGACACAGTGGTCATCCCCGGCTCAACCGCCGGACCAACCATCGCCAATGTGATTGGGATGGATGGTGCCAAGTCTTGTGCATCCTATGAGAGACTTGAGATTGACCTCACACCTTACATCGCAGGTGGTTCTGGTCCCAAACAGAACGAGTTCACGATCAATCGTGATGGAGAGACCGCAGGCACTGCCTGGGGCGCGGGTACTATCGATCTGATCGGTATTGCTCCTTGCGCCTTCGTCGTTGCTGGTACGAGCACGACTGTCGGCCTCCGCGCAACGACGCCTCACATGGTTGTCATTGACACTTGGTGCGATTACCTTGACTTTCTCGGCGGCATGTCGAACCCAAACCCTCTTGCCCTCTTTGTCACCAAAGAAGAGGCTGCGCAGTTGCTGCGTATGGTTGTGAGTTCACCCGACAAGGAACTTCGAAGGACCGCGCTCAGCCGCGAGCTCATCCGGATTGTTGGATCCAGTTTCACCGACCTCTTGAACAACAAGAGTGGGTGAAGAACCAAACCCAAATCCCTTGGTGGGTTGAGACCCCCAAACGTCTCCGTATGGTACAACGAGAGAGGTACCTTTGCCCTGGTTACAGGCAATTGGATAACATCCATGGAAAATGTCACCCGTTTGGTCCGCGAAAGGACCTGGCAAATATCACAATAATCATCTCCTGGAGATCGATTAATGGTATATCTGGGGCTATCTATAGACGGTAGCTCCTGACACTTTGTGCGTTCCACACTGTGTCCCTTAATCGAACTTTAAGGTTGTGTTCTCTTCGATAACAACAGCTTAAAATTGATTGCCATGTGAAGGGTTGACCAACCCTGCCCGGACGTACGTCCAGACTCTTATCATCTGTCTTGGTCAGACAAGGCTCACAAGCCTCAAAGATGATCCTTCGGTGTGCGTAC